TTCCAATCTGTTTCATTCAAATGTGCTGTTGCCCGACTCATTGATGAGCGTGCATTGCCATCTACCGGCTTAAGAACAACGGTTTCCTGTTGCTCTGCCAAGTGCACACCAACTTTCGTCGTAACCACCGGATCTGATTCGTCAAGTCCAGATGGATTTCCTTGTGTTGCGGCTGGAGCAGTTGCTCTGCTCGCTACGGGTTGTTCGGTTGTCAAACCGTCACCGGCTTCTTTTCTTCCTTCACGTAATTTCGATCGCCATGTTGGATCAAGTCGAAAAAGTTCAGCTCTCTTATTATCGAGATTCATAACCTTACGGCTTAGCTTCTCTTGCATAGCTTCAACTTCCTCAACACGTTTCTTATGTTGTCCTATTGTGAGAATAGAGACCCCTTTTCCTTCAATCTCCTCAAGGCGTTCAGTAACACCTTCAAGCAGCGATTGTACGGAGCGTTCTTGCATTCGTATCTCATTTACGAGACACTTAATACGAGCTTCCTGTGACAATGCTGTTGGTTGTGAGGCCAATCGAGGATCAGAGGTTGCTTCCTCAGCTTCCAAAATCTCAATTGCTCTCAACGTTTGTCCAAGCTTACAAGCAAGATCTTCTTGCTCTTCCATAATGTCAGCGACAGTTTGTCGTAGGTCTGCCAACGTTTTCTTCTCAACGACGTACTTCATACTTCCGTCTTTTTGTTCTTTGTAAATTACTCGATGCATAGTAGGTTTGTCAAGACCCATCTCTTTCGTTCCGATATTGGGTTTGAGGTTCTGTACTGCACGATAAAGCGCAGCCGGGTCTCGCACGGCGGTTCGAGTAAAACCAAATGTGCCGTACGGATCAGGTAGAGTGCCATATCCAAGGTAAGCGTGAGCCAAAGGCTGGTATGTTATCAAACACAGCGTTGGATCGAGTTCGAGCATTTTCGCTCTATAGCTATCAAACGTCTTTTGACCGTAGAAGAATAAATTCCTCAATACGTCATTACAATTATCATTTGTAGCCTCATGCTCGTTATCACACTTACGAATCCAGTTTGTAATTTCCAAATTTGCTTCCATATCGAACAGCGCGACCCATCGATCATATAGCCTACCAGTTGTAAGCTTCATAAACAGGCAATCGACTGTTCTCTTATA